TTAAGAGCTACAGTAATGAGAGACTTCTTTGATATACTAGAGAGGTTCGACTTATACCTAGACGTAGACCACAATAAATCCAATAGCGAATATAAACTAAACGGTAACCTATTTGAGTTCGTATCAATAGACCAGTCTAGCAGACTTAAAGGACGTAAAAGAAACATAGCCTTTTTAAACGAAGCTAACGAGGCCAGTTACGAATCCTATAACCAAATACTATTTAGAACCGAAGAGCAGCTTATATTAGACTACAATCCTAGTGACGAGTATTCTTGGATATACTCAAAGGTTAAGACTAGAGACGATGCATTTTTTTGTATAACAACTTATAAAGACAATAGGTTTCTAAGCAAAGAGATAGTAAAAGAAATCGAACGCTTACAATATACGGACCAGGACTATTGGCGAGTGTATGGTCTTGGCCAGGTAGGTAGAAACAAAGCAACTATATTTACATATATAGAAGTGGACCAGATACCCGAACAGGCAGAGTTTATTTCTGGTGGCTTAGATTGGGGTTTTGTAAATGACCCGAGCTGTTTAATTTTTGTTTATGTACTAGAAGACAATCTATATTTAGACGAACAGTTTTATCAGTATGGAATGACAAACAGAGACATACATAATAAATTTATAGAACTAGGCTTTACAAGACAGACTGAGATATTTGCAGATAGTAGCGAACCCAAATCCGTAGACGAACTGCATAGGTTTGGATGGAACGTTAAGTCAGCATCTAAAGGTAGAGACTCAATTAACATAGGAATAGATTTACTAAAGAGATATAAGCTACATATAACTAGCAAGAGTATAAATACTTTAAAGGAGTTTAAAAACTATAAGTGGCAAGAGGATAAGAACGGGACGCTGTTAAATGTACCAATACAAAAGAACGACCATTCAATCGATTCAAGCCGTTACGCAATTATTAAGAAACTGACTAGACCTAGAGTTGCCAGGTATGCTATAAGATAAATTAAAAGTTTTATTAACAAAGCTTGTGTATATCATTTATTTGTTGTATATTGTAGTATAATAAATAAGTTCTTTGAAATGTTGTAATAAATCGAAAGCATCAGTAAATGTACTTAAGTGTATTGAGAATGTTTCTTTTCGAGTATGAAAATGTGTTAGCAATTATCCATATTGGTCCATAACAAAACATTTCTAAATTTAAGATAGATTTATACAGCATAAAAATTAAGAGAATGAAGAACAAAAATATATTCTTTGGGTATATGGTTCATTTAAAGGTGGTGTAAAAACACTAGCCGAGGCAAAAGATAGTCTAGCCTTACAACTAGTTTGTAAGCTCTGAGCTACCAGTCAAGATTTCTCTTAAGTCAGTCGAGTTCTTCACCGAACAACTAACGATGACTGTTAACTAGGTATGGAGTCAGGACCTCGAGAGCTTGCTACTAATGACGATTAAAAAGGTTCGATTCCTTTTCTAGTTACTAAATTGTTAAAGTCAAATTCTCAATATATACGGAATGGTAGCGCAAGCAAAGGTCAAAGCAAAACCTAACGAGGCAATAAAGGAACTATCCTAAAAATAGTAATAAGGTATATAGTGAGAGTACCTACTCTAAGACAAATCAAAATCTCTATAATTTTAATTAATGTTATGAAAAAAAATACTAAATTGTTATTGCAAAAAATAATAGACTTACCAGAATACGAGCGTAAGCAAATTATATCTGTTCTTATAGCTTCGATGCTTAACAGCGAAAGTCAAGAAGAGGCAAAGAAAACATACGATAATATTATAAACCAATTAAGTAAATAAGATGGCAGATAAATTAAAAAACAAGTGGTTAGTTATGCAGCTAATAACCGATAAGTATATTAACTCTATAGTTATAGATAAGCATATAAAATGCACCTCTTCGACTACAGTAATAGATGCAAGGGTATGGACCAATAAAGACTTAGACGAACTTTATAAAATATATCCTTTGGGCCAGGAAGGGTTCCACGCAAACTTTACTCTAATAGAGTATAAATAAGAAATGAGCTTACAGAAATGTAGGCTTTTTTTTGTCACTCAAATAAATTAAATTTACGTTATATATATAAGCATATGAAAAAAATAGAATTATTAGTACCAACTGACTTGCATTCAATTCCGTTATATCAATACCAAGAGTTTCTTAAAACCTTTGAGAATGTAAAAGATATGACAGACGAAGAGGCTAGCTTAAAGATGCTTAAAATCTTTTGTGGTCTTACACAAAAAGAAGGCTTAGAGTTTAAGATGTCTGACGTTTCAAAAGTTGTAGATAAGCTAAATAAAATACTAGTAACTAAACCTAGCTTAATAACTAAGTTTACACTAGGTGGCCAAAAGTTTGGATTTGTTCCTGAATTAAGTGACTTAAGCTTTGGTGAATATATAGACGCTGAAAATAATCTAGGTGACTGGGACAATATGCATAAAGCAATGGCTGTATTATACAGACCTATAAAAGAAGAGTATAAAGATAAATATACTTTAAAAGATTATGACGGTGAACACTACGCCAATATATTAAAAAATATGCCTACCAGTGTAGCCGTAAGTTGTCTGGTTTTTTTTTACGCTTTAGAGACGGAATTGCTAACAGCTACTCTGAACTCTTCGCTGGAAATTCTCAAGACGAACAAGCATCTTTTGGAGCCGAACAAGATTTTAGAGTAAGATACGGCTGGTATAATAGCTTATATAAATTAGCGGGTGGTGACGTTACTAAAATAGAACAGGTTAGTAAAACTAACTTACATTATTGCTTAACTATGCTACAATACAAGATTGAGTTAGACAAGGCAGAGACAAAGAATTTAAAAAATAAATTTAAGAAAAATGAGCAATAACCAAGGAGCTACAGCATTTTTTACAATGCTAGATACATTAAGATTATATTTATTAGAAGACCCTAATATTAACACTTGTACATATGGTGACTTGGCTCAAATTGATTTATCGAAACAAACTATTTTCCCTTTAGCGCACCTAGTTCCAAACAACGCAACAGTTGACGCCTCTGGCCAAACTATAACATTTAGTGTAAGCGTTATTCTTATGGATATAGTAGACATATCTAAAGAGAAAAAAACAGATATATTTTACGGAATTACTAACGAGCAGTTTATTTTAAATACAATGTTAGCTATAGGTAATAGATTATTTAGTAGGTTTAAAGGTGGTGACTTAAGACTAGAAGGCTACCAGGCTAATGGCGGTTTAAACGCTGAGCCGTTCTATCAAAGATTTGAAAACCAACTAGCGGGTTGGAATTGTACATTTGATTTAACATTTAAAAACGACATTTATATATGTTAAGTGATGAGGTAATTCAAGAGTTACAAACCTATGCTTTAAATGTAATAAGTAAAGCTAAGTCTAACTTATCTAAAAACGGTAACACTGGAGCTTTAGCTGACAGTTTAGATTATGAAATATTTGATACTTTTGATTGGGGTGGCTACTTACAATTTGTAGCTTTAGAGTATGGAAACTATTTAGATAAAGGTGTACAAGGCGCAAACCCTAACGATTTATCTGCTCCAGGAACAGACAAAAAAGGTAATTCAACTCCAGGTTCTAAATGGTACGGAATACAAAAAGCTCCTTATAGTCCTTTTAAATTTGGTAGCGGTAACGGTCCAAGCGGTGGCCTTAGAGGTGCTATAGATAAGTGGACCATAACTAAAGGCATTCCAGACATAAGAGGTAAAGACGGTAGATTTCTACCTAGAAAATCTTTAGTTTATTTAATGACTAGAAGTATTTACCTAGCTGGATTATCACCAACTTATTTTTTTACTGAAGCTCAGGCTACATACGACAGTACATTAAGCAGTAAATTAGGCCTTGCCTTTTTAGATGACGTAAGATTAAAAACACTAGAACTATTAGACCCTTTAAAATCAAATGCAGCTTACACTCAGTTTTCGACAAGCCGAAGACCTAGAAAAACTTTTTAATTATGATATTACTTAGAAGTCCCTATATAATAAGCGTTGGCGAAGTTGCTAACCTAGGATTTTGTATTTTACGATTAACCATTAACGGAGCGTCTACGCCTCAATATACTATTACTAAAAACGCTTATCAGTTTCTAGATGCTAGTAATAATCCTAAAGGTTTCTGTAGCTTTGATATAGCTGAGCTTTGTAGAGACTTTATAACAAATGTTTATCAAAATTTAGGTGGTAATGATAATGTACAAACAGTTGCTATTTCTTGGGTTATTCAAAGATATAATAATGCAAACCCTAGCGTTTTATTATCACCAAATGTCACTGGTTCGGATACTGGTATAAACGGTTATACTTCATTTTCTCAAGGGCTTAATGCAGAAATAACAAGCGATACATTGCTATTGTCTGGCGTTAAAATATATCTGCCATTAAACGTTAGAACAACTATATTTAATTTTGAGTCTGGCAGTATTGAAAAATATAGCACAACTTCATCAGCAACGTCTTTAAATGTAGACGGAAAAATAATAGAAATTGAGAGAATAAGAGAATGTAAATATCCTCATCACAGAGTAACATTTTTAAATAGGTATGGAGTGTTACAAGATTTGTTCTTTTTTATGAAACGAATTAATAGCACTGCGGTAACTAATGAAAATTACAAAGCTAATGTCTTAAACTTATTACAGGCAACTCCAAGCTATTCTACAACTAGTCACGTTAATAAAACGTTTAACTTTAAAGGCCAACAATCTTTTACTATGTCAACGGGTTATGTAGACGAGTCTTATAATCCATATATAGAAGAATTAATGTTGTCAGAGTTTGTATGGGTTGACCAACAACTTGGTAGTTCAGGGGTTACACCTTGCGTTTTAAATACTCAAAGCTTTACTAAAAAAACTAGCTTAAACGACAATTTGGTAGAATACACTTTAGAATTTTCACCTTCTAATCAAATAATAAACAACGTTAGATAATGAGATTAATAATAATTATTTTATGTTTTATTCTTTTAAGTAGCTGTAAGCCTTTTAAGAAAATACCTAAAGACTTACCTAGTATAGCAGCTAATCAAAACTTTAAATAATGAGAAAAGAATTATCGTTATACGTTAGAAATATTTACGGTTTAAATGAATCTGAACTAGCAAACCCAGCTTTAAGACCTTTTGAAAGGGTTGAGTTTTTTAAAGATGAGACAGTGACGTTAACTCAGACAATTAAAAATTCTACAGTACCCGACAAATTATTTACAGACTTTACACAAGGTTTCACAATACCAGCTAGCTCGGTTAATAATCAAATTTTTAAGCATTATTATAACAATGGTATCTTAGGATTTGACGCTAGAATAAAAGTTCCAGCCAGACTTGAATTAAACTTACTGCCATTTAAAGATGGCTTTATAAAACTTGAGTCTGTTGTTATGGAGTTTGGAAAACCAAAAAGCTATAAGATTACATTTTATGGTAATACAGTAGGCTTAACCGAATTATTTGGCGAAGACCAATTATCAAATTTAGATTGGTTAAACAATTTTAGTTTGTTATATGACGGTGCGGTTATAAGGTCTAGGTTTACAGATAATAATAATGTTACTGTAGAAGGGGTTCAATATGTAAATCCTATTATAGCTCCACTTATAACACACACTAGAAGATTGTATTATAACTCTGGCCAATCGGTTGTAGCTGGTGACGGTAATTTATCATATACCGCTGGTGAATTAAAAGGAGTTAGAGCTACGGATTTAAAATACGCAATAAGAAACGAAGTTATAATTAAGGCTATAGAAAAAACATATCCAACAATTACCTTTGGTTCAAGCGCTACTAGATTCTTTAGAAATAACAACGCTTCTTTTTACAATATGTATATGTGGTTAAGCAGACGTAAAGGCAGCGTACAAGCTGACCCAAACTTTGAGGCCCCTGTATATCCATTCTTTGTGCAGTTTCCGACCTCTACAGATACTTTAGGCTCATCTGACCCAGTAACAGGAATAACGGTTAATATACCTATCTTTTACAATAACTGGGACGCTTCTTTAACTTGTGCTATTGGCGTAGCGTCAGGCTCTGGTAGTGTTATATATAACTACGAATTATCTTATAATGGTTTAGCTGTTAGTTCGGAGTTTAATCTTACAGGTAGCCAAGCCGTTACAATTCCTAATAATTTACAAAACGTAACTTCAGGTACCTTTACTTTAATTATATCACCACAATCTAGTTTAGTTCTTAGCAATGTAAGGTTTGATATTATACGAGAGGACCGAGATAATGATGACGAAGAAATTAACGTATTTCAAACAGGTACATTTACAATAACAGCGGCTTTTGATTTTATTATTACTCAGCAAATACCACAAATGCAAATATTAGACTATCTAACAAACTTGTTTAAGATGTTTAATTTAATTGCTTATGTAACATTTGAGCCTTCAACAGGTATATCGACTATTGAAGTTCAGGATTATAATCAATATTATTTTGGTAATACAGCTTACACTTTAGGTTATAAATCTATAGACATAACTAAATATGTAGCTGTAGACAATCAAACTATATCTACGGCCTTACCTTATGGTGAAATTAATTTATCCTATAAAGATTTAAAAACCTTTTTTGCTTCATTTCATAAACAAATAACAAATCAAAATTGGGGTACCGAAACTTATAGAGGCAATGATAATACTCTATTTAGTGGCGATACTTATAAAGTCGAAATTGGATTCGAACACCAAAAATACGAAAGGCTATTAGACGGAACTGGTCAAGCTGTAAAAACTGTTCAGTGGGGTTGGTCTGTAGACGATAATGAAGAGTCTTATATTGGAAACCCTTTACAATTTTATGCTTATCGTAAAACTGTAGGAACTATTATATCTTTTATGACAAACGATAGTACTCTTACATTTACAAGAAATTATTGGTTACCAGCTAATAGTATTATAACAGGTGATACAACCGCTGGCCAAAGTCTAAACTTTTTTCCAGAAGCTGACGAGTGGACCTTTCAAGTTAACTTAAATACTTTATTTAAAAACTATTACGAGATTTATATGGAAGGTATATTTGATTTTGCAAAAAGGATTATATCCGTAGAAGCATATTTACCAGACGCAGTATTAAACGGTTTACAACTTAATGACAGATTAATTATAGGTGATAGGACATACTTAATAAACTCTATAACTACAAACTTCGCAACAGGTAAAAGTAAATTAGAATTATTAACTGAAAACTTAAAACAAATACTAACATAATGTTAAAAATAATTATAGACTTATTAGAAAATGCTAACGGTGAGACAGAAAATATTAGAATAGCTCAAGGTAAGTATAAACTAGCTGGTGGTTTTAAAGAATCATATAATCAATTTAAAAAAGAATTACTATGGTTGAAAAAATAGGTATTGAGGTTGAGGTAAAATCCAAAGGAGCTTCAGCCGCATTTAAAGAACTAGGAAACGATATAGGTGCTTTTAATAAAAGTTTAGATAAAAATAGAGATGCAGTATCGGCTTTTGATTCTGTTACGGGTGGAGCAGTATCTCAAGCCAGAAATATGTCTAAGTCCATTAAGGGAGCTATAGTAGCAATTAAAGGATTTAACGCTAGTTTATCTTTAACTAAAAAAGCAATATTAGCAACTGGTATTGGTATTCTAGTTGTAGCTTTAGGGGCCGTAGTAGCTTATTGGGACGATATAAAATCTGTTATGTCAGGCGTATCTAGTGAATCTAAAAATATTTTAGAGAATCAAACTAAAACTACCGAAAACGCTCAGAAAAATTTAGATATGATTTCAGCTACTGAGAACATTCTAAAACAGCAAGGTAAAACTGACAAAGAAATACTACAGCTTAAAATAGCTCAAACAGCCGAAACTATAAAAGCTTTACAAGCTCAATTACAAACACAAATAGACCAACGTAAAGTACAAAAAGAAACTGCTCAACAAAGTCAAGATTTTTTAGCTGGAATGTTAAAATTTGTTTCTTTACCGTTAACTTTAATTTTAAAGGCTTATGATTATATTACTGGTAGTAATGCTTCTAGAGTATTTAATGACGTTGCGGCTTTAGCATTTAGTACGGAAGACGAAGACGCTGACCAGGCTATAGCTGACGCTCAAAGTAATTTAACTAAGCTTCAAAATATGAAAGCTGGTTTTGAAAATACTATAATAGCTAAAGATAAAGCAGCCGCTGAAAAGGAAGAAAAGGCCGCTGAAGATGCTGAAAAAGCTAAAGGTGAAGCTATAGAACGAATACGTCAAGGTCTTATAGACACTGAAGCAAAAGAGAGAGCCGATAAATTAAAACAAATAGAAAACGATTACTTAGAACAGATTGCTTTAGCAGAAAAATATTACGGTTTAGAATCTGACGAAGTTATAAAATTAAGAGCTGCTCAAAAACTTAAAGAAGACGAGCAACAAGCTATTTTTGACGAACAAGACGAGAAAAAACTATTAGACGCTCAAACTAAAAGATTAGAAGAACTAGAGTTAGCTAAAGAAACTGAGTTAGAAGATTTTCAAACACAAAGAGACTTATTAGCAGAGCAAAGACAAGCTATAACAGATGACGAGTTAATAACTGACCAACAACGAAAAGACGCTTTAGCTGCTAACTCTGAGGCTAGTGCAAAAATAACAGACCTTGAATACCAAGCTAAAAAAGATTCTGTATTAAGTTACGCACAATCTTTAGCTCAATTTAGTAGTATATTAGGTAAAGAGACAGCCGCTGGTAAAACTCTAGCTGTAGCTTCAGCTTTATTTTCTACTTACCAAGGTGCTAGTGATGCTTTAAAAGATGATACAATTCCTAACACTTTTGCTAGAGTTGCCGCTGTTGGTGCGGTATTAGCTACAGGTTTTAAACAAGTTAAAGGTATTTTATCCGTTAATGTTCCTGGGAATACTACACCGTCTCCAACTATGGATGCTAGTGTGGATGCTGCTGGTCCTGCATTTAATGTTGTAGGCCAGGGCGGTAGTAGTCAGTTAGCTTCAGCTATTGCAGACCAACAAGCTGCTCCGTCTAGAAGTTATGTAGTAGCACAAGACGTAACGACAGCACAAGCTTTAGAACGTAGTATAATAGATTCGGCTAGTTTAGGATAAATACAAATAATTAATTTAAAACGTTATATAATTATGAAAGTAGTAGAATTGATAATTGACGAAACCGATTTAGAATCTGGAGTTGACTGTATAAGTATTGTAGAGCATCCAGCTATTGAAGAAAATTGGATAGCTTTAAAAGACGAAAAAAAAGAATTTCAATTTAAAGAGGTCGATAAAGACCAAAGAATAATATTAGGAGCTTTACTAGTCCCTAATAAAACTATATACCGCAAAGACGGACCAGAGCAAGAACCTTACTATATATTTTTTAATAAAGATACTGTAAGACTTGCAAGTGAATTATTTATGCAACGAGGTTATCAAAATAATGCTAGCTACGAACATATAGAAAAAATCAATGGATTAACTTTAGTTGAATCTTGGATAATAGAATCTAAAGACCAAGACAAAAGTAATTTATACGATTTAAATTTACCTGTAGGGACTTGGGTCGGAGCGGTTCGAGTACATAATGATAAAATCTGGAACGACATAAAAGAGTCAGGAACTTTAAACGGTTTTAGTATAGAAGGGATGTTTGGCGAAAAATACCAGACTGAGGTTAAAGCACATAAGCAACAAATTGAAGACGGTTTAAAACTATTATCAATTAAAAAAGCTTTACTAGAAAATGACAAATAGAAATCGAAATATACCTTTACCTAAAGTAACTCCTATAAATGGTAAGCGAGCTTGTTATTGTAAAGACGAAAATACTTACAGTCGTAAATGCTGTGACGGGACTTACTGGGCGCAAGGTATTGGTACTATTATAAGAACCGAATATTTTATTATAGCTGAAAATAGAGACGAGTTGTTAACCGAAGACGGAAACGACTTTATGGTTCCCGAAGTTTAAAAATACAAATAAATTAATCAATACGTTATATAGATATGAATACAAAAAATGTAGTATTTAACAAGCTGTTTAAAGACAAGACAAAACCTTTAACTAGAGCTGAATTAAGTAAGAAAAAATTAGCTTTAGGTTTAGTCGATGATTTTACTTATTCCGATGCTGAAGGTCTTAGACAAGAAGTAAGTAATTTACAATACTTTACGCAAGAATGGTTTCCTCAAAAGTTTGACAGATGGTATGATTTAGGTAGAGAAATATATTCTATTTACTTTCAAAGAGGTGAGGCGTTAATTACTCAAACTGATATAGACAGAGATAAAGAAATTTTAGATAAGATTTTAGAGTCTGCAAATGATTTAGGTTTAGACGTTAATCAAATTTATCCAAACTATGACTCTCACAGAGAGGTAGTAGACGAGGGTATATTTAATCTAGAAAAATTTGAAGAACAAAAACAAGAATTTGAAAACGAATCTAAAAGCGTATAATATGAACACAAAAAAAGCAGTATTCAGTAGATTATTTGGTAAAAAGACTTTATCAAAGACACAGTTAAAAAATATAGATGTTAACTTAAGTCTAGTAGGTGATATAGACAACGAGTATGACTTTTTAGAACTGTCTTACTCAGAGGCTAGTTATGGTGTTGAATTTATGGCAGAGTGGGAACAAAAAATTTACGACTTTAGCGCTGAACTATCTATCGCTGTAGATAATTATGTAATAAACGGTGCAGCTTACAGTTTTCAAGAAACCGCTGACAATATGAAAGTCAAAATTGAAGAGTTAGAATTAAAAGCTGAAGAGTTGGGTATTAGTCCAGATAGTTTAATTTCTAATTACGAAGAAATTAAAAATATTTTAGATAGTGCTGACTCTGTTGACACTGAATTTAGAAATGCTTATAAAGAAGTTTTAAGAGCTTCAAATAATTTACCTTTAGCTGATTTTTCATAATATGGGAACACTAGATATAATAAATAGAAAACTTTTTAGAAAAGACGAAACTGTTGAAATGATAGTTAAGCGTATGTATAAAAAGATGGACCTAGAGAATTACCCTTGGGACGAATGTATTGCTGAACAGACTAAGAAATACGGAACCGAAGCGGCTCCAAAGATTTGTGGATATATAAAAGAAAAATACGGCGCATAATGAAAGACAATAAAATTTTTGCAATTTTAAAAAAGACTTCACTAATGAAGCTTAAAAATTCTAAAGTAAATCTAGCTGCTATAGATGACTTAGATACCGCTATAGACAAAGCTGAAATCTACAGTAGAGTTATTTTAATAAACGAAGCTATTTCAGACTCAGACCAGTTATTAGATATATACGAAGAGCTACAAGTTTTGGCTGAAGTATATTACAGTAAATACGAAGATATTAATAATTGGTATTCTCAATTAAAAACAGAGAGAAACAATCTAGAGGAAAAAATGAATACATACGAAACTCTGACAGACGAGGTTGGTATTGACCCTAATACTTCAGAGTCGTATAGATATGGAGACGAATTAATTTTAGATATGGACGATGAGTTTTTAACATACGACCAAAATTATGACAGATTCTTAAAAGCAGAACAAGTTGTAATAGATATGGGAAGTTTATAACAAATTCGTAGAAACAGAAAAAATAAGTAATAACCTAAATATAAATTAATAATCAATAAATAAATAAATATGAATACTACAGAAATGTTAAACCAAATTAAAACTTTGTTAGGGGCGAAAGTAAACCTAGCACAGCTTATTTTGGACAACGGGACCGTAATTGAAAGTGACAGTTTCGAAAGCGATTCAGCGGTTTTTATCGTCTCAGATACAGACAGAATTTCTTTACCAGTTGGCGAATATACTATCGAAGATGGTCGTATGCTTGTTGTTACTGAAGAGGGGGTTATCTCTGAAATTAGAGAAAAAATGGTAGAAGAGGAATTGGAAACTGAAGAGGTTATAATTGAAGCTCCTGAAGAGGTTGCAGACGAAATGGCGAAAGTTATTGAAGCTGTTGTTGAGGTTGTAGCACCAATTATTGAAGAGGTTAAAGCAGAAATTGAAGAGCTTAAGCGTAAGTTTGAGTCTATTCCTGAAGCTGAAGAGGAAGGTTATAAAGACGGAATTGCTGACCAAAAAGAAGACGAGAGAGAAAAAATGTCGTCTCAAAAATCAGTATCTAGAAAATTAAAGCATAGTCCAGAGGCAAAAAGTAATAAAATACCTATGCAAACACTATCTCAAAATAGAAATATGAATACAACTTTAGACAGAGTTATGGCTAAGGTATCTAAATTTAACAATAAATAATAAATCAAAATGAAAAGAGCAATTAAAAATAGAAATGTAAATTTAAGAACTATCACAACTAGTGGTTCTTTAGACAATTTTACTACGACCTACGAAGGCCAGTTCGCAAATGAGTGGGTATCAGCGGCGTTGCTATCGGGGGTAACTTTGGACCAAGGTTTAATTACTGTAAAGCCAAACGTTAAGTATAAAGAAGTAATCAAAAAATTAAATATGGATAATATCGTTGTAGACGGGTCTTGTGACTTTACTTTTACAGCCGATGCTATCGATTTAGAACAAAGAATCTTAGAAGTAGGTGATTACCAAGTTAACTTACAAGTTTGTAAAGCTGACTTTATTTCGGATTATTTAGCTTTAGAACAAGGCGCATCTGCATTCGTAGATTTACCAGGTTCATTCGCTGACTATATGCTAGCGCACGTAGCGGCTAAAGTAGCAGAAAAAACAGAACAAAATATCTGGAATGGTGACGGAACTACAACTGGACAATTTCAAGGTTTAGTACCTAAATTAGATGCTGAAGCAAACTCAATTAAAGTAACTCTAGCAGCTACTTCTTGGGCGGCTACAACTATCATAAGCTCTTTAGGAGAAATGGTAGATTCTGTTCCAGCGGGAGTTTATGGTAAGGATGACCTTTATATTTACCTCGGAACGCTAGCGTACAAGGCATATGTGAGAAGTCTTGGAGGGTTTCAAAGTGGTGGAGTCGGTGGCTCAGGTACAAATGCACAAGGTACACAATGGTATGCAAATGGAAACGGATTATCGTTTGACGGAATTAATGTTGTAATGTGTCCAGGGATGCCAGCAACTAAGGCCGTAATAGCTGAAAAATCTAATCTTTTCTTCGGAACTTCTTTAATTGACGAAGCTAACGGGTCGGTTGTAAAACTTCTAGATATGTCAGATTTAGACGGGTCTCAAAATTGTAGAGTAATCGTAAGATTCTTTGCTGGAGCGCAAATCGGAGTACCGCAAGATGCTTTAGTAGCAACTTTAGGATAGTAAATAAATTAACCAAACTTAGACGCCAGGTATAAAAGCCTGGCAGTCAAGGTTTATAAAACATAAAAAGAATGGCTTGTCAAGCATTAAGTACTGGTAGAGCCTTAGCCTGTAAAAATGTGATGGGCGGTATAAAAGCCGTTTATTTCGCAGATTACGGAACGCTAGGAGACTTAACCATAACAGACGGTGAAATTACTGGATTCGGTGGTACACCAGCATTTTTCGAATACGACGTTAAAGGAAGCTCAGGATTGGAGCAAACTATTAATGCGTCTAGGGAGAATGGAACGGTTTTTTACGAACAATTATTAACTTTAGTATTAACAAAATTAGATTTAGCAACTCAACAAGAGTTACTTAAAATAATTGATGCTAGACCTTATGCTGTTGTAGAAGACTATAATAATAATTATCTATTAATCGGAGCAGACAACGGAGCAGATTGTAACGGTGGGTCAATTTCAACTGGCGTTGCCGCTGGTGACCTAACAGGATTTACAATTACAATGAGTGGCCAAGAAAAACTGCCAGCATTTTTTGTAACTCCAGCGATATTACAAGCGGCTGTGTCTGCATCATTTGCGGCACCAACTCAAATTACACCGTAATAATATATTTTATTTTTACTTAAATTAAGCTACTTTTACGAGTGGCTTTTTTTATTAGCAAATTTATTTTTATTGCGTTATATATATATGCAAGTGTTAAAACCTATTACAGACCCGCAAACCTTTTTTATTATTCCTAGAATATATAATACTGGTTTAACGTTTAGCTTAAGAGACGACTCGACAAATAAGAGTATTTCTTATGAGCCTACTGTAGTTCAGGAAAACGACTATTTAAAGATTACTGGCGTATTTACGTTGGTAGAGGGTCATTTTTATGACATAATAGCGCATAACGATTATAATAAATGGAATACTAATAATGACTATTGGAATTTTAGCCCAGACACTTGGGAAAGTTTAGACAAAAAAACATTTAAAGTGACTTTAGATAGAATATTTTGTACTAATCAAACTATAGAGCAGCTAAACAACCAAGGTTACAATGTAAACAAAGGCGTTTACAAAACAGATAATTCATTTAATAACGATTATATAGTAATATGAGCAGAGGTAAGAAAAAAGAATACAAGAAAAATATACGAATGCTGAATTTAAGCCAGTATTCTCAGCCTTTAATAATAGAAGAAAAAAATAGAGATTGGATATCCTACGGGGCCGACAATTTATATTTTGATTATTTAATTAATTCTTATCAATCTAGTCCTACAGCGGTGGCTTGTATTACAGGCATAAGCCAAATGATATACGGTCGAGGTTTAGACGCTACAAATTCTAACAAACAACCAGACGAATACGCTCAAATGAAGAGTTTATTTACAGATAAGTGTACTAGGAAACTAGCTACAGATTTAAAGCTATTTGGAATGGCATCTTTTCAAGTTGTTTATTCTAAAGATAGAACTAGAATAACTGAAGTGGACCATTTTCCTGTAGAATGTCTTAGAGCTGAAAAATGCAACTACGATGGTGATATTGAGGCTTATTACTATATGGCTGACTGGGCCGACATAAAGCCAGGTGAAGAACCAAAAAGAATACCAGCTTTCGGATTTAGCAGTGAAGAAATTGAAATATATTACATAAAACCTTATAGACCAGGCTATTTTTATTATAGTCCAGTTGACTATGTCGGAGCTTTAGACTATCAAAATTTAGAAGCCGAAATTGGAACGTTTCATATAAACAACGTTAGAAATGGTATGACTCCTGGTTTACTTATGAATTTTAATTCAGGTATTCCAGACGAAGACTTACAAAACGATATAGAGAGAAAAATACTTAACAAATATACAGGCACTACTAATGCGGGTAAAATAATTATTGCCTTTAATGACGATAAGGACCAGGCCGCTACAATAGACGCTGTCCAATTAAGTGACGCTCATAATCAGTATCAATTCTTGTCGGAAGAGTCTCAGTCTAAAATTTTAGTAGGCCATAGAGTGACAAGTCCTTTATTATTTGGAATTAAAAACACAAGCTCAGGCTTTGGGTCCAATGCAGACGAATTATCTACTAGTTCAACGCTTTTTGATAATACGGTTATTAGACCATTTCAAGACCTTTTATTAACGGCTTTTGACGAAGTACTAGCGTTTAATGATATTACTTTAAACTTGTACTTTAAGAGCTTACAGCCTTTAGCTTTTGTAGACTTAGAAAATGCTATGTCTGGCGAAGAGGTTGAAGAGCAAACTGGAATTAAAGAAGATGACCGTAGTGAATTAAAAGTTATAGATGGTAAAGAAGCATACGAAACAATTAAAGAAGCTGAAGATAAAGCTAACGAGTTGGGTTGTATGGGGTATCACGAACACAAAGAAGACGATGGTAAAATGTGGTTTATGCCTTGTCAAAATCATACAGACTTAAGTAAAAAAGACGAAAGGCCCTATCTAACAGACGTTTTAAGAGACGCAATACTAAAAGAGTACTCTCAGCTAGGTGAAGACGAAGAAACTATCTTAGAAGACTTTGAATTGATTGACAGTAGACCAGCTAATGACTACGATGAGATTTTAAACTCTAGTTTAGATATGGCTACTAAATTAGCTTTTGTACCTACTAGTACACCAAATAAAAAGTCTGAACAAGACACAACTATTATTAAAGTACGTTATAGATACTATGGCAGCAACAATCCTGAACGAGAATTTTGTAGAGATATGTGGGCCGCTAAAAAGGTATATAGAATGGAAGATTTAAATAAAGAGAGTGGAGCTAACGCTACTTTAAGTCCCGCTGGCTCAAGCACCTACAATCTTTGGTTGTATAAAGGCGGTGTTAACTGTCAACATTATTGGGAACGTAGAACGTACTTAAGAAAAAACAACGAGAGAATTACAGTAGCTGAAGCGAGACGTAAAATACAAGCTTTAGACCCTAGCTTAAGAGATGAGGCTAGAATAGAAACTAATGTACCAGAGGTGGCGCAAATAGCTAAGCCTTCAAATAATTGGTGGTCGTTACAACCAGGATATAGAAGTTAAGATATGGCAACAGCGTTATTTATAAATAGAACAGACTTAGTAAGAAACACTATAATAAATGGTGATGTCGATACTGATAAATTTATACAGTTTATTCGCATAAGTCAACAGATGCATATTCAAAATTATATGGGTACTGCATTATACGACCAGATTTCAGCGGCTATAACAGCCGAAACGCTTTCTGCTGACGAAACACTTTTACTAAATGATTATATTCAGCCAATGTTAATTCATTTTAGTATGGTCGACTACCTTCCTTTCAGCTCAGTCGAGCTTAGAAATGGTGGCTTATTTAAGCACACCGCAGAAAACGGGACAAGTCCTACAACTAACGAAGTAGACTTTTTAGTACAAAAACATAGGAATTTTGCAGAGTTTTATACGAGACGATTTATAGATTATATGTCGTTTAATGCTGCTAGTAAGTTTCCAAAGTATTGGGAAAATCAAAACAACCAAATGTATCCAGATATGAATGCTACATTTACAGGCTGGGTTTTATAATATGGATAAAAAAGAATATACTATAAAATTAAAAAACGTTAGTAAATTATTAAAATATGTTTACACTAGAGACGTAAAATATAAAGAAAATAAAAAGAAATAAATGGCAAATTTAACCAATACACTAATAAGCACAACTTACCTGTCGATTTTAAAGACTAGTAATAATGCTATTTTGTCGGCTACGCCTGTATTATTAACTGATGGCGGTGGCAACAGCTCTGGCCTTACAATTAATAATGCTGGTGACTTAATCGCTGCGGGAACTATTACGTTTAATACTGCAATAAAAGACGGTACAAACTTAGTGAACGTTACGAAATTTGTAGACGAAGCAGACGGAATAACTAATAACAATAACGATACTAGTATTCCGACAAGCGCATCTGTAATAGATTATGTCTCGAATCCTAGTGAATTGGTTAGTTTGAATTTTGCAAACGATACTTTAGCTGCGGCTGGCGGTGTTAGTGTAGGTGGTTTATACCATACTGCGGGAACTGTAAAAATTAGACTAAGTTAATGTCAATGCAAGATATAAAAATATACGCCTTGAATACTAGTAGCTTAGCTATCAGTTTCACAGATATAGACACAATTTTAAAAGTAATACTGTTATTGGTAAGTATTGGATATACAGTTAATAAATGGTATTTAATGAATAAAACAAATAAATAATGAGTCCAGCAGAAATATACTATAAAACTTATTGGGGTATTGGAGCTTGTAATAATATCGGTTGGGGTATCGTATATAAGCCTTTTGTCGATTGTACGCCTTCGCCACAATTTGAGATTATAGCAGAAAACGGAGACTTCTTATTAACTGAAAGCAATAACGAATTTTTAATAACGGAATTTCAATAAAAATAAAAAACAATGGCAAATAAAAAATTTAGTGAATTTGAACTAAAAACTGACACTAGTGGCGTAAGTCATATTGTAGGGTATAATGGAGCAGAAAATGTTCAAATAACACCAGCAAACTTTATAGATACAACAGGCGGTCCTTATCTTCCTTTAGTTGGTGGCACAATAACAGGCGCATTAACAGTAAACGATATTTTAACCGCTGGACTTGGTTTAGCAGTAACTGGAGGAACTGTAGGCTCTGGTAAGCTTGTATTAGCTTCTACTAACAAAGTACATTTAAGCGGTGGTAGTGCTGGTTTAATTTTGCAAAATTCTACCGGAAGTACTAGCATTGAACAAGGCGCTGGAGCTAGTGGAGATATTTTGTTAAAAACAAATTCAATTGAAAGAATGCAGCTTTTAGCGAATGGAAACATAGTTATAAATAAAGATGTTGCAAGTGCTAATAATATATCTAAAACTTTTACTACTGGTCACGCTGTAGCTAATAGAGGTGGCTCTATTTTATTTGGTATGAATGATTCCACATTGACAGGAATGCAAATAACTACTTCCGCCGCTGCTAATAACTCATTTAATAAGCAAGAAATTGAATTTACAACACACGAAGGCGGAGTTTCTACAGGTGTGAGAATGAAAATAGATAGTGTAGGTAATTTGGGTATAGGAGAAGATACTCCTTTAATTAGTGCTTCTTATAAATCTATTGTTTCTAGTGGTATTGGTGGGGTTATAATTCGAAATAAAATAGGTGCAGTAAAAGCTCTTGACATACAGTCCGATGGAGCTGCAAATTATATATATGGATATGAAGACATACCAATGGTGTTTGCCACTAATGGTAGTGAAAAAATGCGACTAAAATCGGGTGGAGATTTGGGAATAGGTACGTCTAGCCCTACGGATAAATTAGATGTTGCGGGAGCAGCAAGATTTACTACTAATGTATCTTTTAGTAGTGCAAATGCGGGAAGAATATATAAAGCATCAAATCACGGTTTAGCTTTACAAGGAGTTACTGGAACTGAAAATGATTTTGCAATATTTACTCCGACAGGTGCGCTTAAAATAATTGTACCAACAGGAACAAATAATTTAATTTTAAATTCAGCCAATGGTAATGTGGGCGTGGCTAATTCGAGTCCTCTGCAGAAATTTGATACACCTAATATGGTAATTGGTGGTTCAACAATAGCTGGAGTATATAGAGCAAACTCCTTAGCCATAGATAATAACGGTGGTATTTCTCGCTTTTATTCATTTGGACCAAACACCTCTTCAACTGGAGCTTTTACGTTTAATACCTCAAACTCAGATGCTAGTATTAATCCTGAAAGAATGAGGCTATCAGCGGCTGGTAATTTGGGAATTGGAATTAATCCAGATGCTTTTGGAAAACTTACTGTTGGTGGTACTGGTAATTTATTAAATTTAAATGCTACTACTGGAAAAGTTAATCAGGTGTTTTATGAAAATAGTGTAGGTAGATTTTATTTAAGTACACTTGGTGGAACAGATGGATTAGCCTTTATTGATGGAGATGGTACAAGCGAGCGAATGAGAATTGACGAGACTGGTAATGTTTTATTTGGTAAAACCTCTAATGTAATAAATGATGCAGGCGCTAAAATTGGAGCTACAACAGGAACTAATATAACAAGAGCTGACAATGAAGTTCTTTTTTTAAATAGAACTAATAGTTTTGGAAGAACATTAAGTATTGGAAAAGATGGAGACAGAATTGGAGAAATAGGAACTTTTGGCGGTGTGCCTTATATAGGATACCAATTAGGAGCTGGAGGTGGAATTATGTTTAATGGTTCAAGCATTGAGCCAACTGCACTAGGTAGTAATAGGTCAAGCGACACAAACGATATTGGTAGTGTTAGTTATCAATGGCGAAATATTTATTTAGGTGCAAGTGGTGGTATATTTTTAGGTGGTACTGGTACGGCTAATAAATTAGATGACTATGAAAAGGGAGATTGGACACCAACTTTAGGAGGAACTTGGACAACAGACCCAACGACTATAACAGGTACATATACTAAAATAGGTCGATTAGTTTCTATAACAATGGCTTGGAGTGGTGGAGTTAAAACTAATGCAATTAATGGATATTTTCAAGGTTTACCATTTGCTGTAGAAAAAAATGGAACTGGTTCAGTTTCCGATTCTAGTGTAGCTGATTTAGGTAATTGCTTATTTGCAAATGTAAACAGAATTTGGTTAACTGCTACAACTTTAGGCACTACAAATTATTTATCTGGAACTTATCATACAGCTTCTTAATAAAATAATAAATAAAATAACAAATAAATAAATAAATAAAAATTAAAATTATGGCAAATTTAAAAACTTGGGACTGCAAATCGGTCGAAGTATATGTAGAAGAATCTGGAAACTCAGATGTGGTTTATAATGTAAATTGGCGTATTAACGCTGTTTCAGACCAGAAAATTCCACAACCAGCACCAGAACCTGGACAACCTGTAGTAGACAGATATTACAGCGCTACAGTTTATGGTGGTCAATCTATACCAGCACCAGAAGGAGCATTTATTCCTTTTGCAGACTTAACAGAAGCAATTGTTGAAGGATGGACTAAAGCAGCTTTAGGAGACGAAAAGGTAGAAGAGTTATATAAAAACTTAGATGCACAAATTGAACTAGAAATAAACCCTACTTCATTAAGTATGCAGATTGGTGGACCAGTAGCTGAGTAATTATTATAAATTAATTTTGTATATTTAAACAAACTTAAAAAACATATTATGAAAATTACAGAAGAACAAATCCAAAAAGTAAATCAAGTTATAAACTCACTACCTATAGCTTATTTAGCACAGGCCCAAGAGATTGTAAAAATCTTAAACGAGTCGGTTCCTAAAGAAGACAAGGTAGAAACAAAAGCATAAATGATAAAAGCATTGCGATATTTAGCTGACTTTTTAGAACAGGAAAAATGTCAATTTATAGTTTATTGGAATGGATTATTAGATAATCTAAAAATAATAAAATCATATAACTGCGAGAATTGTTTATGCGAAAAATTAACAAAATAATAGTACATAGTACCGCAACGCCTGAAGGTAGAGACGTTAGTCTAGAAGAAGTTAGACAATGGCATACCAAAGAACGAGGCTGGTCCGATATAGGGTATCATTTTTTAGTTTTATTAGACGGGTCGGTTGAAGAGGGTCGACCCCTAGAACGTACTGGTGCGCATACTAAAGGTCATAATTGGGACTCTATAGGTATTGCATACGTTGGTGGTTTAGATAGCAAAATGAATGCTAAGGATACTAGAAACGATAAACAAAAAGATTCTTTAGTAGACTTACTATGTCAGCTAAAAGACGCTTACGGTGGCATTATATACGGCCATAACAACTATAGCACAAAGGCTTGTCCTAGTTTTGATGCTAAGTTAGAATACCAAAATATTTCAGATAGGTTTTAATGGATAAATACGATTTTAGCATATTGGAGCGTTTAAGTACTGGCCCAGTGTTAGGATTTTCTTATTACGAGCCTGACCCAGTTGGCGAATACAATTACTACGAATTTGATTTATACTTAATCTTTATACAACTTAGACTTCGTTGGGAATGAAAAAAATACTAGACTTTTTAGGTAGCAATGTTTTTAAGGGAATCAGTAATTTACTAGACGACTTAATAACTAATGACGAAGAGAGACTAGAAGCAAAGCGTAAAATCTTTGAAACGCTTAAACAACGAGAGTTAGAGTTACAGAGAATGCAAGCCGATGTTATAATAGCTGAGGCTCAAGGCAATTGGTTACAACGTTCTTGGCGTCCTATATTAATGCTAGCGTTTGGTTTTATAGTTGTTTACTGTAAATTTATTGGCCCGCTATTTGATTTAAGAATACCAGTCTTAGAAGACGAGTTTTGGAATCTACTGCAAATAGGTATAGGAGGCTATGTAATAGGGCGTACAGGCGAAAAGATAGCTAAGGAGTATGCTAGTACCAAAAAGTAATTTAAGTGTCTTAAAACGCTTATATAAGCTTATAGTAGTCTAGTATATATAACTAGTCTAGTCTAGTATATTTATATATTAATCTAGTATATATCTAAGTCTAGTTATTATAACTAGTCTATAATAGTAAAAAATACATAAATTTTATTAACTTACAAAATAAAAATATAGATTTTATGGATATAGAATTTCAAATACTTAAAATAGTTGGTTACAAAACCTGGTCGGATAGAAAAAAAATAGACGCTATGCTAGAGATAGACAGCAATAATTATACTAATCTAGGTATCGACTCTTTACAAAAAGATAAAGACTTAGTTAAAAAACAAAGTAGATTTATATATCGAGCTATAAAAAGCGTAGACGAATCAGTAGGCGAATTACTTTATAAGGCTAGAGATAAAAATTGAAAAAACCAAGCCGCAAATCTCTTATAAAAAAACTAGACACAATCTTTAGCGAATACGTTAGACGTAGTCACGCTGATAGAAATGGAATAGTAAAGTGTTACACTTGCGAGAAAAAAGACTACTGGAAAGGTAAGGGAATGCAAAACGGACATTTTATATCTAGAGCTTCTAGAATACTTAGATGGACTCCTGACAACTGTAGGCCACAATGTTACGCTTGTAATTGTATGAGGTACGGGCAAAATTATATCTTTGCAATGAATCTAAACAAAGAGTTTGGTTACGATAAAGCAGACGAGCTTTTACAGAAATCTAGGGAAACTATTAAACAAGCCGACTATGAGCTTATAGAATTAATAGAACATTATAAAGATTTAGTTAATAAATTATAGTATATTTGAGGGCGGTTAACCTGTTTTCAAATCGTAATACTAAGGGGGTCATAGTTAATAACTTAACCCCTTTTGTTGTTTTACATAAAAAGTTTTTCACAATAACTAATAATTATTAACAATATTTTTATATCTTTGAACAAAACAAAACGATATGACTTATTGCGAAGACCTTAACCGAATGCTTAGATTCTCAGTCGAAGCTTTACAAAAAGAAAACGCTGACTTAAAAAAAACTAATCTAGAAATTCTAAACAAACTAGAAGAGGTTCAATCTAAACTTGAAGTTGTATTTAACGAAGAGTTAAAAGAATATTAATAATCAAACATTTATTTATGAATAATGAAATTTACAAAGGCAAAGTTACAGCCGTAAAACCAGACGGTAATTGGACCGAGTTTAATAAGTTTAAAGTCTCTATAGAGAATGAAGACAAACAGATTGGTGAGTTTAACTTTTTAGCTAGAGGCGAATTTAAAAAAGCTATTGGTGATATGATAGAGTACGAAATTAAAAACCCTACATACAACTCAGCAAAATTACACTACAAACCATTTAATAATAACTAAACACTTACTTTATGAAAACAGGCAAGATTAAAAACATTGACCCAAACGGTCTTTGGAACGGATTAACAAAATACAAAGTTACATTTGCAGACGGACAGCAATATACATTTTTTGCAAAAGGTAATTTTAAATTTAAGATTGGTGAAACTATAGCTTATGAGGTTACAAACGATGAGTATAAAAACGCTAGGATTCCACAAGACCAATACAAAGAAGAGGTTGTAGAAGATTCAAACCCTAGAGTATTTAATAATTACGCACCTAAAGCCGAATATGTAGATAAAAACGATTTAATTATTAGACAGACTTGTGTAAAGGCCTCATCTGAATTTAACTCTAGACGAAAGGTAGACGTAGTACAAGTTTTATTAGACGCTGACACAATGTATAACTGGATAAAATCATAATATGGATAAGAAATACGAATTTATAAACGACTTTGTTAATTGCGTAATACCTAAACACAACGAGAGAGATTTTGTTTACTTAGACTTACATATAAAAATAGAAGAACTCCAAGACTTTATAACTAAACATAAAGAGCATATTAATAAAAACAACGGGTTCTTAAGCATATCAATAAACAAAGCTAAAAAAGACCCTAATAAATTATATACAAATTTTAGTCGAAAAGTAGAAGTTAGTAATGAAAAAATAGTAACACACAAAGAGCAAATGCCAGATAGAGACGGCCTACCTTTTTAGTAATTAGGGGGGTGGTCGGATAGATAACTTGGGGTTATGCCACTCCCTTTTTTATTTTAGGATAGTTAATAGCTATCCTTTTTTTTTACTATATTACTAATTTTAAAACTCTACGATATGTTTGTCGACTTCAATAAGCAAATAGAAACCATTCACAAAATAAGGACTGGCGAGATCAAAACAGGACTTAAGCTAGGAATACCAGAGTTAGACACTCATTTTGTTTTAAAACCTTCGGACCTTAATTTATTCCTGGGCCACGCTAACGTTGGTAAAACGTCTCTAGTATTATTTATGATGCTATCCTATAGCGTCCGACATAACTCCAAATGGCTTATATATAGCTCAGAGAATGAGCCTTACGAATTAATTAGAAAACTTCTAGAGTATTTAATTGAAGAGCCTATAAATAAAATTCTACCTAATGACTTTAATAATGGTATTGAATTTATAAAAAAACACTTTAAATTTATATCTAACGAAAGGCTTTATACATACAAAGAATTAATAGACGTAGCTGAGAAAGCTAAGATTGGTTTCAAGTATGACGGGTTTCTAATAGACCCTTATAACAGTCTAGCTAAAGACAGGGAAACGTCTAAAGCTTTAGGTATGCACGAGTACGACTACGAGGTCTTAAGTCAGTTTAGAATGTTTTGTCAGCGTAATAAAGTTTCTTTATGGCTATGCGCTCACGCTAACACTGAGGCCCTTAGAAGAGTTTATAAGTCACCTCACGAATACCAAGGATATCCAATGGTTTGTGAGTCAAGCTCTATAGAGGGTGGTGGTAAGTTTGTTAATAGATGTGATTCCTTTGCTGTTGTACACAGATTTATTCAACACCCTACAGAGTTTATGTATTCCTTTTTACATATAAAAAAGATTAAGTCTATAGAGACAGGTGGTCGTTGTACAAGTTTAGATGCCCCTGTTAAAATGCGAGCGCTTATTAACAATGTAGGTTATTCTATTAACAACGAAAGCATAGTTAAAATTCTTAAAAGAGCTAACGCCCCGTTCTAACTTAGCATAATTATTGTAGCTTGTAAGAGTGGACATTTTAGAACTCTTATATAAAAAGCATAATAATTGGTTACAAATTACTGAGTCGCTAGGCGTTAATCCTGAAACGGCCAAAGACATTGTATCTGAGTTATATTTCAAAATTAAATTACATTTAGAAGAAAATAAGGACCAGTCGATTATGTTTAATAACGATGAGGTAAACTACTATTTTATATACGTTACTATAAGAAACCTAGTCTTTGACTTAAAGCGTAGGGAAAAAAACGTAAAGTTTGTTAGCTTAGATACTAGAGAGGATATATCCGAAGACGTAGAATATAAGGAATGGCATAACGAAGAGTATAACGACACTGACCAATATTTAAAACATAAAGTTATAAACGATTGGTACGAAAATGACAACTACTTACAAATGTTAGAAGACGCTAATCTATTAGACAACTTCAGCCAGGACAAAATGAAAGTATATTATATGAGGCGTATATTTAAAGAAGTCTTTTTAGATAAAACTAAAGTTAGTGTATTGTCCAGGAATACAAATATTACTTATTGGAGTTTAAGAAATACCATAAAAAATATAAAAAAACAAATAAACGAAGACTATGAATTTAGGCGACATATTAGAGACGATTTTTAAAAAGACTGGAGTTAAGTGGTTAGTAGAAAAAATAGTAATAGATATACTAGGCTATAAAACTTGTGGCTGCGAACGTAGAAAAAAAGCACTAAACAATATAAGAATATTTAGAACTGAACAGGATGAAATTAAATAAAAAAGATTATAAATACTGGACTATATTTAGAGCTGCTAAAAAGTCAACAATAACTAAAGAAGAGTTAAACGAAATTTCAGTTTTACATTCACATTATTTTAAACATAAATTTGTATTGCCTTGCAGTTGCAATCCTAAGCAAATTCAAAGTTGGGTCAACGATATTAATACTTTATATATAGAGTCATAATGGATATAGAAAAAACTACTCAGTGGGAAAAGGCCGTAGTGCAAATACTAAATTTAGATGGTTGGCAATTAAAACACATAGGCGGGACTAGTAGATATGACGCTAAAGGATTAACTCCTAAAGGATTTGCCGCAGTAATAGAAATGAAGTTTAGAAATAAGTACTACGAGAATAAAATGATAGAAAAAAAGAAATACGATGCGCTTATGAATTTACCAGGCGATGTCGTAAAGCTTTATTTTGTAGCCGACCCAAAAGGTAATTATTTATACTGGTTAAACAATATGAGCTTACCGCCTATAGAGATTGTCTTTGCTGGTAAAACTACTTATTGGGGTGGTGATAAAGAATCTAAAGAAGTTTATTATTTACCAGAGTCTAAAGCATCCGTAGTCTCAGTTAACACTATAGACCCAGAACCAGGCCCCTGGACTGAATACTTCGAGAATAGAAAAAAATCTAAATAAGACGCTTGAGTTATTAACAATTTGTCGTATATTGTGTAAAAACAAATAACATACAATATGACAGGTAAAATTAAATTAGGACAAACATTAAATGTTTATTATTTAAATCGAATTCACAAAGGCAAAGTAGCTTGGTTAAAATCTGATAAAGCTGGCTTAGTTTTAGAAGACCCTTTTAATTGGCGTTTTGGTGAAAAATTTATAACTATTCCATTAGGTCTGCATGGCAGACAAATATAATGGATATACTTAACGACATAAAAAGCAACGTACTAGATATAGAAGAATTTAATTTCTATAACGAGTTTCAATTACTGTCTAGTATATTAGAATCCTGGCACAAAAAATCTCAAAACAAAAACCTTACAGACAAAACTAGAGCTGAGATAGATTCTGCTTTAAAGTCTTTATCTACAATTAGCTTATACGTAATGAGTATGCAGCAAAGACAAAGAGGTTATAATGTTCAACTTAATAGATTTCGAGATGCTACCATAACCGCTGAGACGCAATTAAAAAAACTACAATATGAGGCCACAAAAATATGAAAACAATCTTAAAATATTTGCATACGCTACAATAGGAATTATATTAATACTACTCTTAACTAAATATTTATGAATGAATACGAGATAGAATACTGGCAATATACAGATGACGGTTACGATAATCGTTATATCTTAGTAAATGCTAGAGACGAACACCAGGCAATATTAAAAGCTAAATCAAAAACTATTCACTCTAAAGGACATAAAGTATATGAAAGGCAAGATTAAGTTATTAGACGGTAATTACTACGATAAAAAAGAGTTACTAGAAAAAATGGTAGACGATGAGTTTTACTATGGTGAGTTAAACAAATTAGCTTTAAGCAGCTCTAGTCTAAAGCTTATGCTAGACAGTCCAAAGACTTATTACTATGTAACTAAGTACGGCCAGAAATCTAGTAGTCCAGCTTTGACCGCTGGTCATTTATTTCACCTAGCAATATTAGAACCTGAAAAATATGCAGACTTAAAATTTATAGACGTACAAAGTAAAAACACTAAAAAGTTTAAAGAGGCTAAAGAAGAGTATGGCGAAGTATATACAGCTAAAGAGCAAAGCGACAATAACAGACTTATAGATGCATTCTTTAAAAACCCTAGAGCTGTCGAGTTATTAGGTGATAGCCATACTGAAGTTGCTGGTATTGTAAATATATTCGGTAAACCATTTCGAGCTAAGGCAGACGTACTAAAAAACAAAGGCGGCATAGTAGACCTTAAGACTACAGTAGACGTACAAAACTTTAACAAGTCAGCATTTAGATATAAATATCATTTACAAGTTGCTATATATTGCGAAGCATTTAATTGTAGTTATAAAGATTTTACGTTTCTTTGTGTGGACAAGGCTAATCTAGATATAGGTATTTGGAATGTAAGCGAGGAGTTTTACGAGTACGGACGTAAAGAATTAAAAAAAGGAATAGACTTATACGATACATACATACGAGAAGATTTTGATATAAACGATTACACAATACAAGGCACATTATGAGAAAAACACCCTGGAGAAAAATAAAAGGTAAGTGGGTCAACTTAGACGAGTTAAGTAAAACTATACCAATGCCTAGAGCGCAAAAGTGTTCAGAGTATCAACAAGTCGGTAGATTTAGCCGTACTAATAAAGCGTCTGGATATATACCTAGTCATCTATTTAAAAAACATACAAAGTAAATGAAAGCAAATAAACTAACTCAGGTTCAAAGGATTGGCCAGCTAAAAAAAACAAATTGATGATAAAGCTTAACAACATATTTCAAATACCGTTTACTAATAAACAAATGAAACGAGTAGCTGACTTAGTTATATACAATACTGGCTTAGATATATTCCACAAGTCAAGACAACAAAAATACGTAGAGGCTAGAGCTTTATTTAATTATCTAATACGGGTCGAGTTTGGACAGACGTTATTTAGAATAAGAGACTACTACTTAAGCAAAGGTAAAAAGTACCATCACACTACAGTGCTACATAGTATCCATAGCTTTAAAGAGATAGCATTTAAAAACCCTCAGTACGTTGAGATAATAGACGTTATTAAAATTCAAGAGGTTTCACCTAGACAAATCAATAATCTTATAGCAGACGTATGTAAGATAAATAGCAAAAAGCAGTTAGAGTCTACAAGAGAGTTTCTAAAAAATGTTTTACAAGAGTAGCAAATTAACAATTAGTACGTTATATATATAATGACTGACAATACTGACACTAAAAAAAAGATGCTAGAAGCCTTGGAGTTTAACCTGGGTATCGTTTCACATAGCTGTAGAACTGTTAACATAAGTAGACAGACACACTACCAATGGCTTAAGAATGACGAAGCATATAAAGAAGAGGTCGAGGCCATTTCTGAAAGTGCTATAGATTTTGTAGAGTCCAAACTATATGATAGAATTAAAGCAAACGATACGGCTAGTATAATATTCTTTTTAAAGACTAGAGCTAAGAGCCGAGGGTACCAGGAACGAACAGAACTTGTTATGCCTGAAGCTAGAAAATTTGAGATAGAAGTTTTAGGACCAGCAAATGAAAGTACAAACTAATATAGTCTACGACTATTTAAAACAAACAGATTCTAAGATAAAGATATTCCAGGGTGGGACTAGGTCTGGTAAGACTTACAATATTCTTATGTGGTTAATCTTTGGCTACGGAATGACTCAGACTGGTAAAACAATAACAATCTTCAGAGCTACTTATCCAGCGTTAAGAGCTACAGTAATGAGAGACTTCTTTGATATACTAGAGAGGTTTGATTTATACCTAGACGTAGACCACAATAAATCCAATAGCGAATATAAACTTAACGGCAACCTATTTGAG